AGATCAACTAGATCATTTTCAGTTGTAATTGTTGTTCGATATGATATGGGTCCCCATTGAAATGCTCCTACAAAGGCACCAATATTAGTTGATACATTCGGAACAACAGTCGTTAAATCTTTTTCTGTTATATTAATTCCGGGTGATACTTGAAAAGCCATTTGATTTCTCCTTTTACATTCTTAATATTGATATAGATTTTTAATAATTATCTGTATGAACTTTTTCCCATTTATTACCATCGGGCATTGTTTCATACTCGTCATCCAATCCATCATCAATAATACCAAAAGGAATTGTCATATCTTCTATTGAATCCATTTTTGTTTGATACAACTTTTCTCTAATATTCAAATTACTTAATTCTTTAAAATACTGTTGATCTACCATCCAACCAAATAAAACCAATGTTGTAACTAAATCATCATTTGAACCTTCTTCAGCTCCAAATGTATCACCAACAGTTACGAATGTTGTCAACTCAGAAATTATATCATAATCAGGGATAAGCAGTTTATCTTCTTCAATCATACTCTTGAGATTAGAACAACCTAACTTTTTAACATTCTTGGTTGTTCTTACTCCATATGATATATCTTTTTTATGTCCACTAGATAATTGTTGACCGTGCCTACCATACCATGCTACAGTAAGTAAGTTTTCATACTCTAAATCATGGTGTAAAACATCAGCTACTTGAGCCCCAATATCATTACTTTCCACTAAAACATAGGCATCATTATACTTCTTTCCTATATTATTTATAATATTTGGAAAGAGTAGAGGTGCAATCATATTATCACGATACTTTGCCACAATTTGATATGGAACTGCTGTAGTATCAAAAACTGTAAAAGTAGAATAATCTAATCCCTGACCACGAGCCGTATCAACAGTAATAGCATAAATATGATTCATCTCTGGTTCTTCATAAACATCCAGATTATTTTTTGAGAATATCGGTGAACTGTACGATAGCTCTTGCAACTTCTCATACGATATAAGAGTATTGGAAGAACCCAAAAAGTCTGCTTCATACTCTTGACGAAAAGCTTCTTCACCAATATCAGAGATAATTTTCTTACGCCATTCTTGATCTCGATCTGGAATACTAGTCCAATGAATCTTGAATGTCTTGAACTGATTATTACCTTCTACAGCATCATTCCAGAACTTGTAAAACAAGTTATAACCATTAGGAGTTGATACCATAATAATCTTGGTATCTTTACCAGATGAAATCGTTGGATAAACTGATTTGATAAATGCATCTGCAATCGTTCTTTGTACGAAAGCAAACTCATCCAAGAACAATAATGAAAAACTGTAACCACGAATAGCAGATGAAGATGTTGAAGATGCTATAATCTTAGAGCCATTCTCCAATTCTATATTACCTTTATTCCATTCAACAATACCCTGTTGTAAGAACTTAGGTAAATGTTGATAAGCAGTCTGCAATCTACCAAGCAACTCTCTGGATGTAGATGCTTTATTGGCCAACATACCAACAATCTTTGTCTGGTTAAATAATATATAATGTAGAATATAACCAAGACTTGTTACAGATTTACCAGACTGTCTTGCACTCTTTACAATAACATATCTGTTATTATGCAAAGTATCAATTAAATCTTGTTGATAATCATAAAGATCAAAAGGAATTAATCCCTTATCAACATGAATAACTTTTACATAATGCTTAAGAAAATAAACAATATTATCACGGCACTTGACATATTCTTCAACTTCCTCTTTTGTAAATTGTTGAGGAACATTAGTTGGTTTTAATAATCGATTTCCTAAATATGATTCCTCTCTATCATCTTTCATGTTTTTTTCTTTTCAAGCAGTAAGTCTTGCAATTCTTTTGTACTTCCGATAAACAAAGAATTATTTACAGTATGAGGATCTTTAACATCTTTCTCAATCTCTTTCTTTGTTTTCTGTAATTGCAAAAGTTCTTTTGTTGTATCAGATAAATTTCTAATCAACATGGCAGCTACTTCATATGCTCGTGCCGACTCTGATTCTTTTGCAACAGCTAACAATTCATCAAGAGCATCATTACCTTTAGTAACTAAAGTATGATATTGATCTCTTGAAAAATCATAATCAGAAGATAAATCTGTTTCAGTCATTTCAACATCAGGTGCTTTTTTATTATTTCCAATTGGTATCAAATCACCTGTAACATCCAATACCTTATTTAATTTCTCAACAGTTGTTTTCTTCATAAATTATCCCATTACTACAACAGATGATATTTTAATATCAGCATGGGCTGCAAAAATTTCATCTGTAATATTTTTATCTACATATTCTACTTCTTTTGTTTTTAATGTAAATGTTCCAATAAGTGTGTTATCTGCTAATTGTACTGTAATCAATCTATCAGTACCACCAGAATTATAACATCTTACCATTGTTGCATTACCAAGATTTGTTCCAGCACCAGCTGAAGTTGGTGCTGCTATTTCTGTTCCTACGACTTTAATCATTGTTTTACTCCGTATAAGTTGTTGTGTATCCGTAATCATCATCAGCATCAGCTGTTGTCGGATCTGGTTTAACATCTGTACTACTCGCCTTAACTCTTTGTGCGGCTGGTAAGTCAGCTTGATTTGTTTGGTCATACTTGTAAATATCAACTTCTTTAATAATACCAATATCATCTACTGGGCCGTACATAAATGCATGAACTGTAAAAGATAATGTATGTATGAGAGCTCGTCTTGTAAGAAAATCTCCTTCATAAGTATCTTCAGTTGATAATCCAGTGAAGACAATTGGTATATCTCTTTTAATCCCAACTGTACTCATCTCATTCATTGTTACTTGATATGCTGGTGTAAAGTATGGTAAAATTTGTTCAAGTATCTGTGTTCCATCATCAGAGTTTCTAACCATAACACTCAAAGTAAAATCAAAATTATATGGAACTGGTGTATATACTCTTTTTAATTTTGATGAATCAGTCGCATGAACTTTTTTAAATTGTTTTGTGGTTGTCAACTTTCTTGCTGAATCATAATTGATAGCAGTAAACTCAAATGACATTCGTGGTAATGTAAGTCCCACTTTTCCTTTACTGATGTCAGTTTCTTCTCGTAATCTTACCAAGAACTTTTCAGCAGGTCCGTAAGCTATAGGTACTTTAATTTCTTCTTGAACAACATTAGAAGCATCTGTGCGTTTTATACTAATATCATTGAATACTGTACCAAACAGAATAACAATATTTCGTATATTCTTATTATAAAAATAAGTACCAAACATATTATCTTACATCTCCAAACGGGTTATTTTCTGAAAAATCAAGAATTGAATCTGCTTCAATCTCAAACTCTAAGTTATCAGCATTAGGATCTGTAGGCAATACTTGATCTAAGTCAGCCTTGCCTGTCGAATCAGTAGTAGATGATAATGACCATACAGCACCACTTGTTACACCAGTTGTAGCTACTGCTGCTAAACTACCTGTAATATCATTAAGTCTTAATGTTCTTGTTACAGCATTCCAACTAACAACTGTTCCTTCAAATGTACGCGACCCTGATGTTCCTTGATAAATTTCTTCATCAGTAGTAAATGCACCACTACCACCAGCCGTCATAACCAAATCAATTGTATACCCTTGTTCTTTTTCAATATTATCTATATCAGTAATACCAGTTTCCAATTGCTCTTGACTATACTGATATAACTCACAAGTAATATCAAAACTATAATTTTTTCCAGCCTGATAAAATGGTTGTTCATGTTCAACAAATTTAATCTCAAATAATCCTTTATTCATTGGTAAGAAAACCAAATCACCTTCTAATGGTTTATCCATATCTGTTGCTAAATTAAATCTATCTTTATGAACTGTAAAAATAACTTCATCACGAACATCTAAACCAAACTTACTAACCAAATCACCTTCACCACCAAAACCGTCAGTTCCTTTAAGATACATTTCTATCTCATATGCAGTAGAAAATTTAGATAATACATCTTCACCCATTATTAAATCTTCTTTAACAATAGTTCGTGGAATATAAAATACATCCATGCCATGAATTTTAATTACTTCACTTGTTAGATCATTAATTAATTCTTGTTGTGCATGAGATGCTATATTATTAAAATATAAGTTAGTTGCCATTATGCTATAAATCCATCAGGTGGAAGTTCCCATTTAAGATTCATTTCTTCTTCTATCTTATTAATCTCATCTACAGCTTCATCATAGATTGTTTTACCATTGAGTGTAACACCACCCGGAAGTTGCACTCCTTCAAATTTTTTCAAATTCTCTCCCCATTGTCTTTTAATTAATGCTGTACAATATTTTTTTAAAAATATATCATTATATACTTCTGCATATTGTGTAGGATCTAAAACACGATAACATTCAACAATAAGAATATCTTCTGCTTTAAATTTATTTGCCCAATCAGTTTCAAGATATAATCTATTTTGTTTTCTATTAAAAAGAACAGTGGCTGATACTGTAAATAAATAATCAACCATTTGAAAATTCTGTAAACTCATTGTCCAATTAATCATTCCAGTTCCAGTAAAAGTATTCAAGTCTTGCAAACGTAATTGAAATTCTTCATTAAAGAAACCAGTTTGAAATGCATTGAAATTAGGAACGGGTAATACTCTACGAACACCAATAACAGGGCCACCTACTGGACTTGCAGGATCATCCATCGCAATATATTCATTATCAATATCAGTTTGTGTTATTTCATGTTTAAGAAAAACTTTTTCCACACCATCAAAATGATACTCTGCAAAAAATTCTAATGCATCATCCACTCGATCTGAAATCTGTTCATCATCTACATTAATTTCAATAACAGGATGTCCCAATCGTCTTAGACAATAATCTTGTAAAAGTGATCTTGTTGTAATTGAAGAATCTGGATATGCCATAGTTTATTCCTTCGATGTTTATCTTTCCTAAAATTAATCCTGCCAGTAAAGTAAATCTATTTTGCTTACAAACGACCCAGCAACGGTAAAAGTATTGGAACCTGACGGTCTGATTTTAATCTGTGTGAGAGTGCCGAGTCCTGCTTTGTTTCCTCCACCAGTAGTTGCCGATGATGTGCTTGCTTGGTATCCTGAATGAGCACCAACCCAATATGCAGCCATTTTCCAAAAATTATACACACCACTCCAATCACCAGCAGCTTCAAAAAGTCTGATAATAAATCCACCGTTGTTAGAAATAGCTGAAGAGGTCCCATTATATACCATGATACGACCAGAAGCTGTTGTATAATTACTTGTTTCAATCCCACCTGAGTCACCAAATTGAACTAGGAGTTCATCAGTACCACTCAAACTAACTTCATAAAACCAGAGTTGCATCCGTGTAATCCCTGAGGGAAGACTAGAAAATGTATAACTTGAAGCACCATTAGAAAGAGTTGTTGATACCACTGTTGGGCCACCGCCACCACCAGCAGCATCTTCAAATGCAGGTGGTGCTCCAGCTCCAGCAGAAGTTAAAACTTGTCCATCAGTACCAGTTGCTATTGCTACAGGATCACCTGAAGCATCATAACTAATAATATTTCCATCTGTACCAGCTGCCATCTTGGCTAATGTAACAGAATTGTCAGCTGGAGTATGAGTGTTTACAGCAAAAGTAGGTGGAGCTCCTGCACCAGCAGAAGTTAATACATGACCAGCAGTACCTGTTGCTACATGAGCAGGATCACCAGATGCATCATAAGTAATAAGATTTCCATCTGTACCAGCTGCTAACTGTGCAAGTCCAACAGAATTGTCGGCAGGAGTATGAGTATTTGCGGCAAAAGTAGGAGCAACCCCTGCACCACCTGAAGTTAATACATGACCAGCAGTACCTGTTGCTACATAAGCAGGATCGCCAGATGCATCAAAAGTAATAATATTTCCATCTGTTCCAGGTGCCAACTGAGCAAGTCCAACAGAATTATTAGTTGGAGTATGAGTGTTCGCAGCAAAAGTCGGTGCAACTCCAGCTCCACCTGAAGTTAATACATGACCAGCAGTACCTGTTGCTACATGAGCAGGATCACCAGATGCATCATAAGTAATAAGATTTCCATCTGTCCCAGGTGCCAACTTGGCCAATGTAATAGAATTGTCAGCTGGAGTAGCTGTTACACCAGTTAAATTTGCTCCACTTATCGCAGGTAAAGTACCTGTTAAATTTGCAGCAGGTAAACTAGTCAATGAAGCACCACTACCGCTCAATGGTCTACTCACTACTATGTTACCTGTTCCATCTACTGTAGTTATTGTATTAACTTTTAATGTACTCACAACTTAACTCCTTATTTTAGTCTCTTATTGTCCATGTTGAACCTGCTGATATAGTAACAGCAATACCTACTGTGATTGCTAAAGGGCCGTCACTTTTCCCATTTTCACCAGCACTGAATGTTATATCTGCATCTACCGTTGGACTAGTAAAACTTATTCCAACTGCGTTTCCAGCTCCACCAGCAACTGTTACCCACGAAGGTGCAGTTGCGCCGGAATTCATTGTTAATACTTGTTCAGCGGTACCCTTTGCCAATCTTATATAATCAGTACCATTATAATACATGACATCACCTGCCGCATCAGAACCAAGTGCTATATGTGTACCATCAATTGCGTTTGCAGATATTGTTGCATTACCAACAGTACCACCAAGATCACCACCCATAGAAGTACCAGATACATTAGTAGAATCAGCAGCCCAACTTGGTACTCCACTAGCAAGTGTTAATACTTCTCCATTAGATCCTTTTGCTAACCTTATATAATCAGTACCATTATAATACATGATATCACCTGTCGCATCAGAACCAAGTGCTATATGTGTACCATTAACTGAATTTGCAGTAAGTGATCCACCACCAGAAGTAACACTACTAACTACTACAATAGAGTCATCAGACTTTCTTGTATATATCTTTTGGTCAGCAACATTAATACATATTTCACCGACAGCTAAATCACTTGTAGTTGGAACAGCATCAGCTGTTTCACTTTTCTTCGGTTTTAGGACTGTCGGCATCTATTGGTTCCTGTTTAGATTGTTCTACCTTTTCTTTTAATACTGTTACTGTTGCTTCTAACTGAACATTCTGTGCTACACTTTCATTTAGTCTTGTTTGTAGAATATTTATAATATTTTGTGCATACTTTATTTTCTCATCAAACTCATTCTGTTCCATAAAACCTCCATTTCATTTGTTTTCCTTAGTGTTGACAGCCTGCGGTTCCTTGAAATCCTGTAGTAAGGTCACCCACATCAGTAGCATTTCCATCTGTTGTAAAACTATGTTTCTCTATACTAGTTAAGTTCGTGGCGCCGCCAGCAGTATATCCATAAGTTGTTGAAGATGATCCTCCAGTATTATGTGTTGCTGTTAGTAAATTTCCGACATCAGTAGAATCTGCATCTGTTGACATATTAAACTTGTCAATAACATTTGAATGCGCTCCTGCCCATCCGGAAGAATTATAACCATGAGTTGATGAGGAGCTCCCAGCAGCTTTATAACGGGCTTGAGTTGTATTAGCAACATCAGTCGCGGTAGCTTGTGATGTTAAATTGACTTTTTGGATTCGATCCGTTGTTGGTGCGTGACCACCCATATGATAACCATAAGTACCAGCTCCATTTGTTGCTCCACCTCCACCAAATTGCTGACCCATTAAATCACTCCAATCACTAGCATTAGCAGAAGATGCAAATGCCCATCTTGCAACAACAGTTCCATCTCCACCTCCACCACCATTATATTCATGTCCAAGAACATAACAATGTGTTGCATTATTAACTGATGCTGGGGCAGAAGTATTTTGTGTCAAATCTCCAACATCAGTACTACCACCAGATGAAGTCATACTAAACCGAGCTATTTCATTACTTGTTATGGGATAACCACCAGAATAATAACCATAACTATTGCCTATATCTGAATGACCACTTTTAGAATAACGAACACCACCAGCTAAATCTCCCCAATCAGTAGCATTTGCATCTGAAGTAAAAGACCACCTGTTAATATCATGGCTTACTGGGTTGTCATGTGAACACATAAAACCATATTGTGTTCCACCAAAAGCCCAAGGTGCTACATCACCTGAACCTGCTCCTACATTTTTCCATATGTTAGCACCAGCTGTTGCATCAGTACAAATATAAACTTCTCCTGAAGTTTTATTAACCCACTTTGTTCCAAGTGTAAGATTTGTACTTATCGTTGGATCACTCGTACTTATAGTAGGTCCCGGTGCATTGACTAAGTTTGCACCACTTATTGCAGGCATTCTTGCACTACCATCCAACTGTAATATTTTTCCTGCTGTAGTACCAACATCTATTCTTGCTGTTGCAAGAGAACCTGTAGTAAATACATCTGCATCCAAAGCAGTAACTTGACTACCATCAAAGGCTGGTATCTTACTGCTACCATCCAGTACGATAGTATTGTTTGCTCCAACTGTATCTGTTACATTAACTGTCATTTGTTTTCCTTATACTTGAGCTCCGTTAGAACTCATTTGACCTGCCGCTGCTGATAAATCTCCGACATCAGTAGAATTTCCGTCTGCTGAATAACTGTACTTTTCAATATTAGTTGTGATTGCAACGGAGGGTGATGTGCCTCCACCACAACTGTATCCGTGAGTAGTACTATTAACACCGGCCGGAGCATGAACAGTAGCTACCATATCACCTACATCAGTAGCATTTGAACTAGAACCATATGCAAATTTTTCAATTACATTACTCATAAGACCTTCATAAGACCCAGCTTTATAACCATGTGTTGCTGATGATGTACTTCCATGCTGTTGAAGAGCTACTGTTAGATCACCCACATCAACAGAATTTCCACTAGATGACATAGCATATCGTTGTATTACATTCCAATGAGTAGAAGCATCATAAGTACCACCACCTGAACAATATCCGTAAGCGTTAGGTGGATCAGAGTGTCCACCAGCACGAGGAGTTACATCTAACAAATCACCTACATCTGTAGCGTCTGCTGAAGCAACCATTTGAAATCGCCAAATCACATTCCACGCACCAGCTGCTCCAGTAGGATCGTTTGCAGCCCTAAGACCACAATGAAGATATGCATAAGTTTGATTTGATGAACTAGCCTGATTTCTCATGTGAACTACTAAATTTCCAACATCCACCATTGTTCCTTTAGTAG